TGTGGCGCAATGCTCGTACCCAAAATGCCAAGCAACAAACGGATGCGTTGGGGCTTGCTCTAAAACTGCACCTGTACACGCCATCGACATATCGCAAGAACGTGTCGATGAAACGGCAAAACATCGACATGAGTTTGAGTGCCCGAGGTGCGGTCATTGCTGTAAGGAATGGGTTGGGCTGACGGAAGATGAGGCGATAGAACTTTTGCCTGTTGGGGATTGGGAGATTGAATCCACTTTGGATTTTGCCCAAGCCATCGAGGACAAACTCAAAGAGAAGAACGCATGACCGTCGAAGAGCAAGTTTGGAACGATCTTGTTGGGCGCAAACGGTTTTGTACTGCAAGGCAAATATCTAGGAAACTGATGGTTCCTAACTCAACAGTCCGTACGTACTTAAACATGTGGTACAACAAGCAAGTTCTTGATTTACAAGTAGTTGGTAAAACAAATTTTTATAGGATTAAAGAATGAAAAAATGGTGCAAGTTGTGTCAATCAACACACGCAGACAGAGAAGGAGCAATTGTCTATGGTAAAAACGGTGAAAGTATGTATTGGATATGCTACGCCTGTGCAAGACAAGCCAAGGTATCAGGTAATGGACGAGTGCGGTCCCTTGCGGATGTTTTGGACGAAGGAGGAAGCGCAGCGGTGGATGCTGCCTTGGATGACGTTAACCGTTCTGCCAAAGCCCAAGCGGGCCAAGCAGTACATTGATATAGAGGAAGCGCTATGGTAAACAAAGATTATGTTGAAAGTTTGAAAAGTCAGGTTGAGTACTTGAAGGAATCCAAAAACATATGGCGACAACAGGCGTGCGACATGCTTGAGGAAATTGCAAAACTTAAAAGTCGTATTGCTGAATTGGAGGGTAAGCATGACACCAGAAGCCAAAGTAAAAAAGAAAGTATCTGAACTACTGAAGAAGTACGGGGCGTATTATTTTTTCCCCGCTATGGGTTCTTTCGGACGCGCTGGCATACCAGACATCATCGGTAGTTATCGTGGTTATTTCTTCGCCGTTGAGTGTAAGGCAGGCAAAGGCAAGACGACAGCGCTACAAGACGCCGAGATCGAAAAGATCCGCAAGGTGGGTGGCAAAGCGTTTGTTATCAACGAAACAAACCTAGACTTGTTAGAAACTTATTTAAAGGAGCAACAACATGAAATGTGATTCACCTGAAGCGCTCATGCGCTTACAGTCATTGCTCGTGGACATCTACGAAAGCGAGGACAGTTCTGCTGTGCTACTAGCGTACGACGGGCAGAAAGAAAAGTTCACCATCTACGGTCTAAAGGCAGATCAAGAAGAAGTAATGCACCTACTGTTCCAAGCTATCAGCGGACTTGGTAAGTGCATAGAAGAACGTAGTGGTGACGATGACAGGAAATTAAATTGAGCCAACCCTACCAGCAACTACTTGTCATTGACTTTGAAACTCGTTGGGACAAGAAAGATTACACGCTGTCAAAGATGACAACCGAGCAGTACATTCGTGACTCACGGTTCAAAGCCTTTGGTTGCTGTGTCAAAACGTACGGTGTGCCGGGTACGGTATGGGTAACACACGCAGATCTTCCTGACTTCTTTAACACAATTGATTGGTCAACCACAGCCGTGCTTGCGCACAACGCACAGTTCGATGTGGCAATTCTGGCATGGGTGTACGGAGCCAAGCCTTGCTTTGTCTTTGATTCGTTAAGCATGGCGCGTGCCTTGCGTGGGGTAGAAGTAGGCAACAGTCTTGCCAAACTTGCCAACGAGTTTGGACTACCGCCCAAGGGTCAAGCGGTTCACAGCACCGATGGGTTGGAAGAACTGACAGAAGAAATAGAAGAAGAACTGGCTGAGTACTGTAAGCACGACACGTTCCTGTGCGAGGAAGTATTCAAGCGTTTGATTGATGGGTATCCTGCCAAGGAGTTACGGCTAATTGATCTGACGCTACAGATGTTTGTTAACCCTGTACTAGAACTTGATAAGGAGATGCTACATGAGGCAATTGTGGAAGAAAGAGAACGCCGTAGCGCGCTATTGGGAAGTCTTGGCATCGAAGAGTCGCAGTTGGCATCAAATCCGATGTTTGCTACTTTGCTACAAAGACTTGGTGTCAACCCCCCAACGAAAATTAGCAAGACTACCAACAAGACAACCCTCGCGCTGGCTAAAAATGACGCCCACTTTCAGGCGCTGCTTAACTCCGAACGCGAGGATATTTCAGAATTATGTGAAGCGAGGCTCGCCGTTAAATCAACGCTTGAGAGAACCCGCGCTCAAAGATTCTTGGACATTGCTACGCGGGGCACACTCCCCGTCCCTCTTAACTATTACGGTGCGCACACAGGGAGATGGTCTGCATCAAAAGGTTCAGGACTAAACCTACAGAACTTAAAGCGTGGGTCTTTCTTACGCAAGTCAATCATGGCTCCGGCTGGGTATCAGTTGGTTGTTTGTGACCTATCGCAGATAGAGCCACGGGTGTTAGCTTGGCTCTGTGATTACACAGACCTTCTCCACATTTTCGCATCGGGGCAAGACGCATACGCTCAGTTCGGTGCGCAGATGTTCGGCATACCGGGGCTTAGCAAAGAGTCACACCCAGACCTCAGACAGTCTGCCAAGTCCGCGCTGTTGGGCTGTGGCTATGGGCTAGGGTGGGCGTCGTTCGCGGCGCAGTTGTTGACAGGCTTCCTTGGAGCACCGCCAACCAAGTACGACAAGAAATTTGCCAAACAGCTTGGTGTAGGTGCAGAGTTTGTCAACGAGTTTATCTCATACGAACCTTACCTAGAACGTATGAAAGATATACCCCACAACTGCACCGAGCCTGAACTAGTTGTGCATTGTGTATCAGCTAAAAAGATTATTGATAAATATCGTGATGCAGCACAGCCTGTTAAAACATTCTGGGAGATGTGCGACGCGCTGATCAAGCGCAGTCTGGTAGAGGGCAAACCTTACACGCACAAATGCCTGACGTTCGAGAAAGAAAGAATTGTCTTGCCAAGCGGGTTGGCTTTGCGGTATCCTATGTTGGCTGGTGAAGCCGACGAAAAAGGTAGGATCCAGTGGTTGTATGGTGAAGATAAAAAGAAGTTGTACGGCGGGAAACTGACTGAAAATATAGTACAGGCAGTGGCTCGTTGCGTCATGACGGACGGCATGCTCAGGATACAAAAACAGTATTCCTGTGTGTTGACTGTTCACGACGAGGTGGTGGTGCTAGTACCTGAAGCGGAAGTTGATGACGCTGAAAAATGGGTGCTGGCACAGATGACTATGGTTCCCAAATACATGCCGGGGATTCCATTAGCAGCAGACATAGGGCATGCGCAACGTTATGGAGATGCAAAGTGAAGATACCTAAAAGTATTAAGGTTGGTAAAAATAAGTACTCAGTGCATAAGATTAAGTACATGCACAAAAGCGGCACTATGGGTGCTACGTCCTACGATGGGAAAGCTATTGTTATTGCTACTCACAGCAACGTACGTGGCACTAGGTTCAAGCGTGAAGAAATATGTGACACGTTCTGGCACGAGTTGACTCATGCCATACTCAAGGACATGGGCAGTAAGCTTGAGTCAGACGAACACTTTGTTAATGCTTTCTCACAGCGACTTACCAAAGCAATCCTATCAGCGAGATTCTAATGACAATCAAGTGGTCACACTCAGGATTAAAAGACTTTGAGGGCTGCGCTAGGCGTTATCACGAAGTCAAGATCCTTAAGAACTACCCAACGCCTGACACACAGCAGATCAAGTACGGCAAGGAATTACACAAAGCCGCCGAGGATTACGTACGGGATAACGTACCGCTTCCAGAGCAGTTTGCTTTTGTTAAACCTACCATTGACGCACTACTAACAAAGTCAGGGCGTAGGTATCCTGAGTTAGAGATGGCGCTGACAGAAGACCTAACACCTTGCGGGTTCAAGGCTCCTGAAGTTTGGGTACGTGGTGTGGCTGACTTGGTTATTGTTGATGATGACAACCTGACAGGTTGGATCGTGGACTACAAGACAGGCAATAACAAATATCCTGACGTTGGGCAGTTGGAGTTGATGTCGCTTATGTTGTTTGCTAACTTCCCACACCTACGACAAGTTAACTCTGCGCTTCTGTTTGTAGTAAAAGAAACCATGGTTAAGTACAAGATGGACATTGAGCAAGTCCCAGCAGCGTGGCAAAGGTATCGTGAACGTGTCGCTAGGTTGGTGGCATGCCATGATAACAATGTGTGGAATCCAAACCAGACCCCTTTATGCGGTTGGTGTCCGGTTAGTACTTGCGAATTTAACCGCAGACACTAGGAGAAAAGCATGGCAAGAGATTACAAAAAGGAATACAAACGTGATCGTGAACTTGGTAAAGACGGTCCTGACAGCGCTCAGAGCGAACGTCAACGAGCACGGCAACTCTACGACAAGCTAGGCATTGAGCGTAAAGGCAAAGACATTGATCACATTAAGCCACTACGCAAAGGCGGTACGTCAACCAAAGGCAACCTACGCTTACGTAGTAAGAAAGCCAATCAAGGAGACAACAAATGAATAGGTTAGAACCACAGGATCTTGCGAACCTGTGGTATTTAAAATTTGGTTACAAGTGGGTAAAAGGTTTTGAGTTAGATGCAGATTGGAAAAAGATAAGCAAGGAGTTGATGCGTAGCAACCTTGCAGATTACGACACAATGCTTATGGTAGATACAGAACAACTAACAGAAATAGTGAAGCTGAAAAAACATGCAAATAATTGAAAACAAAGCGCTTGTATTGCGTACACGCAATCCTGATAAGTACAGCGTCATACCAAAGAGTAAAGTAGTTAGTGAAGTAGACGGTGTGTTTGAGGTAGCAGTTAAGTGGGGTTTAGATGAAGTACGAGTGCTCAAGAATCTTGGCGTCAAGAATGTCCCATCGCCAATCACGGCACGATACGATTGGCCCGGGCGGTTCAAGCCTATGTCACATCAGATCGACACGGCTGCGTTCCTCACGCTGCACCGTCGTGCTTTCGTGTTCTCAGAACCGGGTACGGGCAAAACACTTTCGGCGTTATGGGCTGCTGATTATTTGATGCGGACTAAGCAGGTGCGTCGTTGCCTGATACTGTGCCCCATCTCAATCATGCACTCAGCATGGGTGCAAGACTTAAGTAACAGCATCATTCACCGCTCCGCTATCGTTGCTCACCACCAACAGGCAACACGGCGTATCGAGATGGTGCAAGGCGATTACGAATTCGTTATCACTAACTACGACGGTCTTAAGCTTATAGCCAACGAGATTAACAACGACGGACGATTTGATCTCGTCATTGCGGACGAAGCCAACGCTTATAAAAACGTTAGCACAGAACGCTGGAAGGCTTTGCAAAAGATTATCCGCCCCGACGTAATGCTGTGGATGATGACCGGAACGCCTGCGGCACAGTCACCGCTAGATGCGTACGGGCTAGCCAAACTTGTTAACGCTGAAAACGTACCAAGATTTTACACGGCTTGGCGCGACGCAACAATGAACAAGCTGACCATGTACAAATGGGTTCCAAAGTTCGATGCGCAACAGCAAGTTCACGCCGCACTACAACCAGCAATACGCTTCACAAAAGCACAATGCCTTGATCTACCGCCGGTTATAACGGAAACGCGGGATGTGCCGTTGACTCCTCAACAGAAGAAGTACTACAACATTCTTAAGGAACAGATGCTGGTTAAAGCGGCAGGGGAAACCATTACGGCAGTAAATGCCGCAGCCGAACTTAATAAGTTGTTACAGATAAGTGCCGGGGCTGCATACACAGACAATTCAGAGGTAGTAGAATTCGATTGCAAGCCAAGGCTGTCAGTGCTCATGGAAGCGCTGGAGGAGACGGATCGCAAGGTCTTAGTATTTGCCCCGTACCGACACAGCATCGACACGATCACAAGGTTTCTGCAACAGAATCAAATTGAATGCGCTGAGATTCATGGCGATGTATCACCATCAAAGCGCACCAGAATCTTCAAGCAGTTCCAAGAAGAAGCTAACCCCAGAGTTCTTGTAATACAGCCGCAGGCTGCAGCGCACGGCGTAACGCTTACTGCTGCCGACACTGTGGTCTTCTGGGGTCCGGTAATGTCTACTGAAACCTACATCCAATGTTGCGCACGCTCTGACCGTAAGGGACAGGACAGTGACAAGGTAACAGTTATCCACATACAGGGCAGCGAGATTGAGAAGAAGATGTTTAAACGATTAGCACAACGTGTTAAAGACAACAACATGCTGGTAAGTCTGTACGAAGAGTTGCTTGACACAAAGTAAAAACTTTGACAAAATTGTAAAAACTATAAGGAGCATATAAAAATGAATGATGAACAAATACCGTTAGACAAACTTATAAAGGTTTACCGCAAGATTCGTGATCGCATCAACGTGTTAACCCAAGAGTACGAAACAGAAGTTGAAGGACTTAAAGAACTGCAAGACGATATTGCCAAAGAGATGAAAGATATTCTGTTGTCTCTAGGGCAAAAAAGCGCTAACACAAAATTTGGAACAATTATTCTAGGTACTAAAACACGGTACACCACGAACGATTGGGACTCATTTAAGAAGTTTGTGTTGGAGCATGAAGTCGTGGAACTGCTTGAGCAACGCATCGCTCAACTAAACATGACTCAGTGGTTGAAAGAAAATCCGACTTTGATTCCACCCGGACTGGATCAAGCGACGGAGTACACAGTAACAGTCCGTAAACCAAGATAAGGAGATGTACATGAGTAATGTAGTCGCATTTAATGCCTCGCAAGTGCCAGATTTTGCGAAAAAGGGCGAGTTGTCAACGCTGGCTAAAACCCTAGCCGGTGGCGGTGGTGGGCAAACTGGTAAACGTATAAGCATCAAGGGCGGCGTGTTCCGCTTGATCTCTGATGGCAAAGAAGTAGCCGCCGTTGAGGATCGCTTCCTTGATGTGGTTATCGTAGCCGCTGCGGCAAAGATCAGCCGTACGTTCTACGGTGAGGCGTACAACCCTGATAACCCCGCTCCCCCGTCGTGCTGGTCTGCTGATGGTGAAAAGCCTGACGCATCTGCCAAAGAGCCACAGCATGTGAACTGCGCTGGCTGTCCCCAAAATATCAAAGGGTCTGGTAGTGGCGATTCCCGTGCTTGCCGCTTCTCACAACGCTTGGCTGTGGTGTTGGCTAACGACGTTAATGGCGATGTGCTGCAGTTAACG